TCCAGAATAATATGTCTGTGCATTTGGTGTAACATCACCTTCATTAGTTTGATTTGTAGAGTATTCTGGAAAACTAGCTGTGTTTCCTGTTAAATAATCTATTAATCTTTTTCTGTAAAATTCTCCTTGATCCAAAGATGCATTAATAAGTGGTTTTAATTCTTCGTGAGAAACACTTGTGCCTTGTTCTGTATTCATTGTAACTACACTATTGTTCACCATACGTAAACGTAGGAACGGTAAAACAGTTGCAAAAGCAAACTGAACTAAAGCTGGTTGGATAAAAGTTTGTAAAAGTGTTAAGTAGTTACCAGTTAAAGAAGCGCCTTGTATATCACTAATTAATTTATTAGTTAAATCAGTTCCCAAAACAGGTAGTATATACCTATCTTGAGCCATTAGTATATACGGTAGTAACAAATTATCTTCAACACTACCGCCAAGCGCTGAATCTTTTTTTAATCTATTCGTACTTATGAAAATTGTATGTTGTATCGCCATAATTTAATGTTATTTAACTCCTGGGTAATGTCCATTGTTAGGCATATTATAAGGAGCAATTTTACTTTCTTTTATTCCTATTGGTTTTCTTTGATACCTTTTCGGTATTGTTGATGTTGGATTATAATCATTGTCTAAACTTTGACCTGTTTTTAATTCAGTTCCATCTTTCAATCTGTATAATATTTCTTTCCATTTATGTCTACAATAAACTCCACCTTTAAATTTAAATAAATCATATTTTTTTCCTTTGTGTCCTAATTGCCTATTTACTCCAGCTTCACTTGCTTTGTCAATATCTTCTATTCTCCACACAAAACCACCTCTGCTTAATCTCATCATATTATCACAAAATGGTCTTGATTTACCAGAAGATCCTTTAGTTGTTCCAACAGCATATTTGAAACGAACTCTATATATGGATTTGTCTAAATAGCTAAACTTATCTTCATTAGATTTTATTTCGTTTACTGCAAAATTCTCTTTTTTTTGTATTAATCTATTTGCCCAATCTTCGTAACTTTCTTCACTACCGTAATCTCTTTCTTCTACTACTTCCCATTCTTCACTATTTATTTTTTGCCCTTCTAAATTTTCTAAAATACTATCAAAACTTTCATTTGATAATGTAGTTAATTCTTCTACGTTTTCTATTTCTTGTACTTTTTTTGCCGACCAACTTTGCCCTGCATCACCACCCCATAAAGCCCACGCAATTCTACCTGCACTTGGAAAACCATCTTCACCAATTTCAAAACCTTTACCTGTTTTATCACTTTCGTGTCTAGCAAAAAAACTATTCATTCTTTTAATCGTGTCTAAACTTAAATTTTGACCATTAACTATAGATCTGGCTCTTGCAACCGCAACCATAGTTCCACCCCTTTTGTGTTCCTTTCGCCATGCTAGACCCTTTTTTGCTTCTTCTATCATTCCTTTTGTAGGCTTTGTATCAATATCTTGCAAATCTTTTAAGTCTATACTTAAATTTGTGTCTATACCTTCTTTTTGTTGCTCATCCTCATCAATTTTTTCTACATTATTAATATCTATAAAATCAGCAGGCTTAAGAGTTTTAAAGTATAAATCAAGGTTTATATCATTTATTAGAAATATTGGCTCTAAACCCTCTAAAAGCGTGTTTTGGAACACTTTGATTACTGTATTATTAAATAAACTGTAGGAATCTCTTAATTCGTCTGCATTATTACCAAAGCCTGATCCATCACCTTTGACTCCGAATAATAAAGGACTTGTAATTCTATGTCCAGTTAAAACTTTTCTAGTTGTTTCAGTAGATAAGAATTGATAACTGTCTGAATTATCATTAGCATTTATAGGTACTATTTCAGGAGCAGTATCTTTTCCATCATTAAAAGTAATTAGTATTTTACCTGCGTTTCCAGATCCTCCAAATTTTGCATTTATTTGCCTTTCTATTGTTCTTCTTTCCTCTATTGTCGGAATTCCATTTGACATGTTAATAGCCATTGAAGGAAACATACCGCTTTTTATATTAGATAAATGAAACTGAGCAATTTCCATATCTAATTGTATATAACTTGTAGATCCTTGATAATCTGGAGTTGCATAATAATATGAACCAGGACTATAATCTTTTATACATAAAACTTGGTTTGCATTTGTTCTGTCTTTTGTATCAAATGCTTTGTAATATCGTGGCTTGTGTTTTCTAGTATTTTCCCAATCTGCACTATAGTAATATTCATTTACTTTTCCATAAGCATCTGCTTTTCCACTTCTTATATATTGTGCTGGTATATGTCTAATTTCAACAATCTTTGTACGTGGTTTATTGAATATAGTATTAACATAACACATTCCAAATAACTTTAAATCAAATGCCAAACACTTTAAAGTATCTTTAGAAGAATTATGTAATAAACTATTTAAAGCTAACCAGCTTTCTTTTTTAGCATCACTTTCTGTTCTGTCAGTAGCATCTAATCCTTCTCCGTATATCATCGCACTAACACCTTTTATTATTGCGTTATTTATACTACTACCATTGTATAGTTCTAATAAATATTGTGGATATAAATTATTGTCACCAAATTGTATATAATCTTTATTATTTGTTTCTGTAATCGTAGGAAGATTATATTCAGCTAGATGTATTACTGATATGTTATCATTTTTTTTATGCTGTTTGCGTGCCATATTCTACGTTTGTATTTGCTACTGATGTTAAATCATTGTCAGTATATTGTGTAAAACTACTAACTGGTGCCTGATTGTAAGGATCATCAGTTTGTCTATCTATATTTATTTGTGTTTGCCAATCTATTTTTGTTGCTGCACCAATACTTAAATTAGTACTTGATGTTTGATAATAAAATTCAACATTATAAATTTCTTGACTAGGTAAAAATACACCACCTGCTCTTCTTGCAGATTCTGTATCAAATAAACCATTTAAAGAAGTACTATAAAAAGTAAATTGTAATTGCCAATATCTGTTAAATCTATTATCGTGTTGTGATCCTGATAATACAGGATATATAGCAATTGCAGATCTAAACCAATTTGTTGTAACACCTGTAAAAGTACAAAGTATATATATAGAATAAGGTGCATTTTCAGGTAATAAACCAGTTATTGAAGTAATATTTGGAAACATACTACTGTCAATAGTACTTATACCATCTGCATCTGTAAAATTAACTTGGTACATCTATATATTCTTTTATTACTTTAGGATAATATTCTTCAGCTAATGCTTGTTTTTTTACTTTAGTATCTAGCTTTACCCTTTTTTCCATATACTCTTTGTATATATCTTCGTGTATTATTATTTTTCTATTCATTATGACCACCAATAAAGTCTAAATCATCTTCTTCTTCTACTTTCTTTTTTTTCTTTTTAGATTTAGATGTATTTGTAAAATATTTTTCCTTTATTTCATCACTTAAATTTTTTATTTGATGAGGTAATAACATACCATAAGGTAAATTCATATTAATTGGTTTATAATCTTTAAATATTTCTTTTATTTTCCACGTCATAATATATCTTTATTATAAATATAAAACTAACAATTTTGTTCCTATCTGTGTATTTTATTAAATTTTTTTAATATTTCTGTTGTTGGTATTAAATTTTTTTTATATATTGTATTATAATTGATCGGGTAATATATTTCTAAACCAATCCGACCTACTGAGAAAGGAGCAGGAAACCAATGTTGCGATTAGTTATAAAAAAAAGGGAGCTATTATGCTCCCTTCCTTTTTGAGTAACGATTTATTAATTATGATCCTTTTGTGATAAGTAACTTAGAATCATCTGCTAATCCATCAAATGGATAATTAGTTGTAGCATTACCAGAACCATCTGAAGGACCTTGTGTTGCAGGTAACCATATCATTGGTTCATTTTCTTCTGCTCTAAGTTCTAAAGTAAAACCAGTCATATCAGCTTTTGCAACTCCTGTTACAGCTGTACCACCACTAACATCTACACCATTTCGCATACCTAATAAGAATACATTATCATTCATATCTTGTACAAATATTTGTGCTCTGTTATAAGCAATAAGCCTTAATTCATTTGATTGTGCAACTGAAAGTTTTTGCATAGTTATAGATAATGTTTGCTCAAAAAATGTAGTTCCATTTGCTGGATCTGAATTTATGTTAACAGTCATTGAAGATAAATTTGGTCTTAGGTCATACTGAAAAACCTGAACACCATTTACACCACTACCAATATCTTCTTTTATATCCCAATTTTCAAATCCTGCATTATCCATTTGTAAAACATTAGTTCCATTAAATACTGCTCTTGATGTAATATCTGAGCAAAAGGACTTAACAAAGAAGATTTTTTTCAGACCACCAATTTGATCTTTGCAATCTACTAATAAACCTCGTGTTAAATTACAAGCCATGTTTATTGTTTTTAATTATTAATACTAAAAAAAAAGGGTGGTATTTCACACCCTTAATTTATCTATTTACAGTAATGATCCGTATACACCATCAGTAGCTACTGCAGTTTGAACACCACAAGCAAAGTTCATTACAATTCTTACATTGTCTGAACCATCATACTGGTAAGTTGGAATAACTCTAGCTTCTGTATAATCAGTTGCTAAATTAGTTCCAAAAACTAAATTGTCTCTGTATGTAGCAACAATATTATTATCAAACATACCTGGACAAATATAAATTGGGTGTCCAAAGTAAGTAACTCCATCAAATGATTGTGTTGTACCTAAACTATTTATACCTTGATCAGATCCTGCTTTAGCTAATGCTTGTATGTATAAAGCATAAGTTTTGTGATTCATATAAAATCCGAATCCTGGTTTAGAAGTTAAACCACCAATACCAACTGCTGCATTATATATAGATCCCATATCATCAAAAATATCTCCTACTGCTAAAGCATCACCAAAAGTAACTGTTGTAAAATCTTTACAAGCTGAAGCCGCAAAACCTGCTGCATCGTTACCACCATTATTAGAAGTAAAGCCAACTGAATTATTTGTATTGTCTACTTTTCCCATCCAAATTCCTTTTTCTAATTGTTCACCTGCTTTTCCTGCAACTGTAGATAATAAGAAATCTTCAAACGTTCCTGGTAGGTTTCCGTTTCTATCCATATTTTCACCAATCCAAGTTGGGAAAACTTTTGCTCTACAAATTTCTTCATTTACTTTATAGTCAGTTAATGTTAAAACTTGTTCTGTTAAACTTGTATCGTTACCTGAGTTAAATCCACAATTTGAATCTCCACCCGCAACAATAGGATCAGTAATACCTATATTTGAAATCACTGCTTTTGCGTTTAAACCATCTATAGTTCTAACGTAATTCTTTGCTATTGTATCTGGACTTTTAACTGCTGCAGTTACATAAGGCAAAGCCAATCTTCCTGCATAAGTGTTATCTATAACATTTATGTCAAATTGGAATTCTTTTGATAAATTGTATTTGTTATTTGCCATTTTTTTTAAATTTATTTGTTATTAATGTAATATGCTGCACGTTGTGTTGCAGTCATTTTTGTTAAATCTACCTTTTCAGATTTATTATATACTTCAGGATTGTGTGTAAAACCTTCTGACCCTGGAGTTTTTTCTAATTCTACTATTTGAGATTTTAATTCTTCTACTTCTTCTACTAAACTTGAAACCATATCCTTAGACATTTGAATCATTTCTTCTTCTTTTACTTCTTCTGACATTTTTTCCTTGTCTTTTTCACCATAAGCCATTTCTTTAACTTTCTTAGCCATTTCTTTTGCTTTTTCCATAGAAACAGAATCTGGTGTAGCTTCATTAATTGCCATTGCAACTTTTTCTTCATCAATTTCTTCCATTTTATCTTCTTTTTCTTCTTCTTTCATTTCCTCTTTTTCTTCTTCATTTTCTACTTCTTCAGCTTCTTTTTCTTCTCCCATATCAGTAATTTTTGATTCATCATCAACTGTTAGTTTTGCTCCATCAGACATAGTGTAAGTTCCTGCTCCTAACATTGATGTTTCACCATCATCTCCCACAACCATTACAACAGAACCAATCATAAACTGATCATCTTCTGTTGCTAGTACTCTACCATCATCTAAAATCATTTCAGCATACATTTTTGTTTCTTTGCTTTCTTCTTTAGATAGAAGAATGTTTTTAATTTTTTCTAGTGTACTTGCCATTTTACTTTTTTTTTATAAATATTAATATTGAATTATTGTTCACAACCCTACTTAGTTTTCTTCATAGAATTACATACTTTTAATGCTAGTTTTTTGTCTTTATATTGTCTGACCATATCCCTAACACAAGTATCCCACTTGTAATACTTAAATGCTTGTTGATTTACATAATCAGCATATTCAGTATACTTATATTTCTTTTTTCTTTTCTTTTTTTTATTACCAAATTCATCAATAGTGAATTTATCTTGTATTGCTTTTGCGTGTGTTTTGCAAGGCATAAATCTATCTATTCCATTAACTTTGTGAATGTGAGATCCAACACAATTTTTAAACATTTGTCCATATATTTCTGCTTCTTCTTTTGTAGCAAATAATGGCTCTCCATCTAAACTACCTACAACTGTTAATTCATTTTCTAAAATTATGTCTTTTATTTTACCTAATGTTACTTCATCAGGACAATCAGTACATTCTTCTGCAAGGTCTATAAAGTCTTTAGGTTTAGAAGCCTTAATAACTTTGTCAGTAAAAAAGCCTTCTATACTAAAACCTCTTACCTTACCCTCTTTTACACTATTCCAAACTTCGCTGTTATTTACTTTCATTTTTACAAACCACGTTCCAACAGGTAAATTTTTAAAACCATAAGAAGTAGATTTGTCATTCTTTTTATCTTCTTTAATCCAACTTTCTATAACACTAATTCCATTAACTGGCTCTTTATGTTCAAATGTTGCGTTATTATTTCTTAGACTTGACATAAATAATTCCTGTGCTTGTCTAATAGTATCTTCAGTAAAATAAACTATATATTCTTCGTTTAATTCTTTATCAAATCGTGGTATTTCTTTGTTTGGAATTAGTACCGCTCCGACTAATGTTTTCTTTTCTTCATCTAATTTAGCTAATGTTAAAAAATTATCATTACTTAAATACACAAAATTTTCTTCAATAGCTGGAAATTCTACTAAACTAATTGCTTCTACACCAAACCTTTCTGATTCTTCATCTATAATTAATTCTACTTTTTTTAATTTTTGTTTACTCATACTAATAAATATAAATTTTTATATTTTGTTTATAACGTTGATTGTAAATCTAACTCACTTTGTAGTGCTTGACTACTACTAACATCACTTTCTACAACAAATGCTTGTACTGGTGGTGCATCCGATTCAGCTAAACCAAATGTTGGTGTTATAGGCTCTGCATCTTCTATTGGATTATCTACACTTCCTGTATCTATAGTTCCAGGATCAGGACCACCCCCTCCACTTTCACCAGGAACTTTAGTTTGCATTATTTGTCTTATATTTGATAAACCTGTAGCAACAGCACCTATTGCTGCAATTGGACCGAATATAGGACCTGCTCCAACAGGTGGCGAAGCATTAGCGGCAATTACAGCACTTCTTGTGTTTATTATAGCTTGAGCAATTGCTAATGCTTTACCTGCCGCAGTTTCAGAACCAATCAAATTGCTAATTGCTCCTAAAGTATTTGCTACAATTGCTAATTTTCCTTCTTCTTCTTTTCTTTTTATTTCACCTCTTGCCCTTGCACCATCATCTTCAATTTTTGATAATGTTTGTTCAAGTTTTTTCTTGTCAGAAATTGTTCTTCTTGCCAATTGTTCTCTGGCTTGTTGTTCTTGATTTATTCTTTCTATTTCTAATTCAAAAGAATTTTGTATAATTTGATCTAATTCATTTTGATTGTCTATTCTTTCTTGATTTAATGCATTAAGTTGTTCTGTTGCTTCTTTTTGTATTTGTGTTTCTCTTAATTTTGTTTCTAAAATTGCTGTGTCTAGTGCTGCCATTTGCTCTTTTATAGCAATATTTTCTTTATCTAATCCTAATTGTACACCTAATGCACTTTTTTGTTCTTCTAATGCTTCTAATTCTAATTTTCTTGTTTCTTCTGCTTTTTGTCTTAAATCTTCGTTAGCTTGTATTCTATCATCTATTGTTTGTGTAATATCATCTCTTGTTGCTCTCATCGTTTCCATCTCTTGTTCAGCCAAAACTATAACTTGTCTATGTTTTTCGGCTAACAATCCCATGTTATTTGTAGCTGTTGTAATTGCTTTTGCTTGATTATATAAACTTTTTACAGTTACATCCTCAAAAGTGTTATTGAATTCTTCTACAACTACAGATCCCATTTTACTAATTTCTCCAATACCCTCTCTAAAATCAACAACAATACCTTGACCTGCCGCAATTGCTTCATCTGCTGCATCTTTGATTTCTTGTTTATATCCAGTTATTTGTGCTGTTAGTTCTGCTATTCTTGTTTGATCACCTTTTCCTAACCAACTTTTTTCCCATGCTAATTGTGTTTCTTTAATAACTAATGCTATACCATTGAAAGCTAATTTTAAAGGTGTAATAGCTATTGTCATCAAGTTGTGCATAATTCTTCCTAATGCATCAAAATTATCTCCTGTAGCTGTTACTCTATCGTATATAGTTTTAAATGTTTCAATAATTTTATTTGCTACAATACCAATCATATTAAAAGCTGTAGTCACTCCATCTAAAATTGTTGAATTATTCATTAAAGTTTCACTTAATTTATCAACTACTTTCATTATAATACCAAACCCTGCAGCCTTCATAGCAAAACCAACACCTGTAAACCCTTTTGCTAAACCTTTAATTGCACTACTTTGCGCTTTAGCTGTATCACCTATACCTTTTATATCTGTTTTAATTTCTCCTAAATCCTCTGCCGCTTGTTTTATATCTGCTTCTACTTCTATTGTTACTTTTTCAGCCATATTGTTTTAATTTTTTTTATTAATTCTTTAAACGTATTTGGAAATTCATATTTTCCTAATGCTACGTGACTTGTATCTTCTTCAACTTGTGATAATAAAGTCAAAGTGTCTGGTATCATATCACCAATTTGTTGTATGTACTTTTCTAATTCCATAATAATTGATCTAAATCTTGAAATAAAATATTACTTTCATTTTGAAATATTGCATAAAATGGATGCTGTTCATTGTCTTGTGGTATTGGTTGTAAAAACATTTTAAATTTAGCTACCCACTTTATTTTTTGCGTTCCTGCTACAGCTTGTATTTTAGGTTGATACTGTTGATCGTTACCTATATTTGTAAAATTTGGTGTAGTGGTTGGAAAACCTGTGTCCGTAATACTTTTTTCATTCACACCACCAGTTGCACCTACTTTATCTACAGTTCCTTTTTGTGTCTTAATTATAGTGTACCAATTTTGATAAGTACATTTACCAGCATTTGCAGGTGTAGTATCATCTTTTATTACTGTACCATATAACTCAATTTCTAGTGCTGCCATTGTATCATCTGGAAATACTAATAAGTTTGTGTTACCCTTTATTTTAAATATACTTTCAGCTGTTCCAACTGTATTTGTGTACATATAAAATTCTGTAACTTGTGAATTACCTGAACTTCTTCTTAATATTGTGTTATTAGTTGAATTTTGTATAAACATTGGTAACATATTCGGATTATTAAAATCACCACCTACATTTCCAATATCTATAGTTGCTGAAACACTTTGAAAACCATCTAGTCCTACATTTTGATTATGATAACATAAACCTACACCAGTTGTGCTGTTAGTTTGATTAAATGTCCAAGTATCATCAAGAAATTCACAACATTTATTAGTTACTGTAGAAACTGTAGTTCCATCTTCAGGATCTACAAAGGTTATAGTTCCATTAGTATTAAATGTGCTTGGTATGACATCACAATCATAAACTAATCTATCTATAACTTTAATTAATTTTACTTTTGTTGATTTATTGCCACCTACTAAATAATTATTAATTTCTAAAACTCTAAATAATGTATTTTTTATAAATACTGTATTTGCAAATGAAAAGTTGTATATATCATTTTGATCTAAATTTATATGACATTCTACTATTCTACTTTCTTCACTATATATTTCGTTTATATATTGTGCCCAATAATCATTGTATAAACCATGTATAGTTGGAGTATCACCAAATACGTTTATATTAAAACCACTGTTAAAATATGGATTATAATATTGCCAATGTAAAGTTCTTGTATTTGCAGTAATTCCTGTGTTTAAATTATCTAAATCGTATTGAGTACACAAAGGAAATTTATTATTAGTGTTAAATGCCTCTGTAGCACCTAAAGTAGAATAAGCACCTGTATATAAATGAAATGACAAAGGATTATTATAATAATCAGTACCACTTATATCTACAGGTGTGCCACTATAATAAAATAATTTAGGCTTTCCACTTTCCATTGGTTTTTTCTCACTTTCTTCTACAGGTGTTTCTAAGCTTTCTACTTGCCAAATATTTGCAATAGCTACGTTTGAAATTGGTACTCCTTGTTGGTCATTAAATCCTTGTGCAATAAATGGTGAAAAAATAGAAAAGTTTTCAAATTCTTTATTTGCAAAGTCATTTCTATTAAATTTTATTTTAGATCCATAAACAACATCCCATTGACTTTTATAGCTGTCATTAAAATAGTCATCATCTTCTTGATCACTATATACTAATTTTTTTGATTGTATTTCATTAGTAGTTTTTACAACTTGCTCTTTAGAGGTGTCAAGCTTATCAGTCCAATATAATGTAGATCCACTTTGTATATAGTCATTATAAGGTTCTATAATAAGTTTTTTTTCATCATTTTCATCAATTACTGTAATTAAATTAAATCTGTTTATAATATCTTTTACAAAATCACTTTGTGTTATATCAGGCATATTTTCTGCAATAATTACTTTAGAATTAGCTGTACCATTAGAAAACAAAGTAGTTCCATTATTTAAAGTCAAAATATTTCCTGAATTTATAGTACAATCAACAAATTGTCCTGGACCACTTGTTACTGCAGTTGCCTTATAATCTACTTGTAGTTGATATAAACCCCCATAACCATTTATAGGTAATTCGGTAAAAAAACTTATATCTTGTGTTGTTCCAGGTGTTATACCATTAAAACTTTGTTGATCAAATTGTGCTCCGAAATATTCACCACTAAGAACTATCCATCTTAATCTAAATGAATGTGTACTAATAGCATCACCATTTGTAAAAGCTAAGGGAAATGTAATATTCAAATTTACCTGCACCCCCATATCATCTGAAACATATGGTGTTGGTGTATTGTCATAATCAAAGTCTATTGTATTATTTGTTCCTACACTCCATAAGTTATTACTATCAAATTCAACACTATTCCAGGTTATTCTTTTTGTATAATAGCCAGTAGTGTCAATAGTATGACTACCACAACTATATTCAAAACCTGCAAAAACCTCAGTTCTAACCTTAGAAAATTGTGGTGCTAAAGTCATAAACATTCTACTAAACCAATTTGTGTCAGTTAATGTGTCACCATCTATACCTAAAAATGTACTTTTAATTGTATATCCTGCTCTTTGTGCAATAAGTTGAAAAAGTCTTTGTATTCTTATAGCTGGTTTTAAATTTTGTACTTTTACCATTCCTACTATATCTAAAAACTCACTCCACGTATATTCTGAACCAGTTTGAAAAGCCTCTATTATACTTGGTGAAATAAATGCAAAAGTATTAAAATATCCTGTTTGATTTCCATAATCAATTATTGGATATAAAATATGATTAGTTACATCACCTCCTACAGTAGTTAAACCACCACTACTATAGCTTGTCCCCCAACTGTTACAAACGTTCTCTGCTGTGTTTAAATGGTCAAATTGTTCATCTACTGTACCATCTTCTTTAATTAGTGTATCTCTTAATTTCTTGTCTTTTAGATCAGTAAAAAAATCGGCTACATTACCAAATAGTGCTATTTCATATAATTGTGCATTAAGATATATAGACTTCAATTGTATAAAACCATCTAATTGTGGTACAGTATCTACAGATAGAACAGCACTAAATTTAGTTCTTGAATTAAATACTAAAGTATCTAAATTAACATCAAAGAAATTTTCAAAAAATTTATTATTTGTGTTAGTGAAAGGTAGTTTAATAGTTTGTGTAAAGCTTGATTTTCTACTACTTGGATTTTGTAAATCTAACCATTTATAATTTACTTTTACATCAGGACTTTTTTGTAGATCTAAGTTGTATTGCTCTAAAACAGCAGGTGTACTTGTATTATTTCTATATGCTACTAATTTAGTTTCCATTAAGTGTTTGTTCTAATATCGTTTGATAATTCTAATTTAAGTGTATATTGTATTTTTATCTTATTATTCAAGCTAGTTTTCTTAGTATAAGAATTGCTTTTTACTATAACAGGTATTGTTAATCCATCATCTTGTATTATTTGAACATATTGACTTGTAAATAATTCTTGTATCCATTCTGCCTCATCTTCATTTAAAAAATCACTATTAACTGTAATTGTTTTTTTTGCTGTAGTTTGTAGAACTTCTGTTTTGCCTTCAAAATTATTATAAGTAAAACTATCACTATTCCACGTTCCAATTACTTTACCTATTTGTGTTCTTTTTATAGCAACATCTTCTTTTGATTTACCTCTAAAATTCATATAATCCCACGCACCTAATCTATTTGACCAACATAATCTAACGTTATTATATTTAGTGCAGCTTTGGTGTCTATCATCTATTCCTTTTCTACTTGCACCATATCTATAGAATTTATAAGTTTTAGATATTTGACTTGCCCCAAAATCTGCGTGTACTGTATAATATGCCCAATTGCTAAAATTACTTGGAGCAGCATCACCACTACTACCACCATTTGGTGTAACTGTACTATTTTCTAAATTAGCTGGACCTACACCTACATAAAGCAAATCAGTTGCATTAGCATTAGAAGGGTTTGCTGAACCACCATTTGTAGTATTAACTTCTATAAGTTGCTCAGATCCTATTTGACTATCATCACTTGCAAAATAATTTATAGCTATATAAGTAACCGCATTAGTAAGTAGTATTTGACCTTTTTGGAAAAAAGCCATAGTTAATTCATCTATATTATCTGCACTTGTGCTTGATCCTCTTACGAATTGAACATCAGGTGCATTAGTTAAAAACTTTTTTGTATTATCAGCAAATTGATAATCACTTAGAGGGTTATTTACTAAACTTCTTGAAATACCTTCAGTAAATAGTGTGGTTGCTAAAGTACAATGTATTTGACCTGAAGTCACAGCTATACCAGTTTGTTCTACTGGTGCTAAATCTATATTAGTTGCATACTCATAACTTGCTACAACCCTTACAGTTATTATTTGTTCTGTATTTCCACTTAATATTTTTGCTGGAACATTTATTCCTACTTTATGTATTGTATTAGTTGTGCTGTTTAAATCTATTTTTTGTGTTTCTAAGTAACTTTTTATAAGTTTAGATATGTCTACTATACCTGCACTACTATTATTTGCGTGTACTTTTATTTTACCTATACTACTAAACCCTGCACCACTATCATCTGTTTCATTTATTTGAACATCAAAAATGTATCTAAATTTTACATTATTTACTATAGCAGGTGTTGTTTCTTTAGATACGTAAATTATTTGTGAATTTACAGCAACTAATTCGTGTGGTGATTGTGTTATACTAAATGCCATTATTGTTTACCTATTTTTAATTCTACTTTAGTTTCATTATCTACTGCATTCATATCTTCTGTTACAGCTTGTTGTATATCTTCTGCAAAATCTCTTTGCATTTCTTCGTAAGGTTTTGTAATAAATCTAGTTCTTTTTAATCCTCTTTGATATATACTTCTTGCTACTAAAAAAGCAAATGACTTGTCACTTATAAATCTTCCCGCCCCTTTATTATTTTTCCAATCCTTTTGTATTCTTCCTTTATAACCTTTTGTTTTAATCCATTGTTTTATAATATTTGGTGGCGGCATTTTGTTTGTAAATTTAAATTTACTTCCTTCACCTCTCATTCTTCCACTACCTTTAAAACCACCTGCTCCTTTTACTCCTTGATCTACAAATATCCAATAGTCCTCTGCACTTCCAAAACTTATAATTCCTTTTATAGATTCTTTTGTTTTTTCTATGTCATAACTCATTTGATTAAATAAAGTTCCTGATGCTCTTTTACCTTCTTTATTTAAGTTTGCTCTAGCCTTTTCAATTAACTTGCTACAAAATTGTGATATTATATTTTCTGTATTTGTAAAATCCATTATGAATTAGGTAAATTATCACTTGGATTTGCAGGAACGTTACAAAGTGAATTAGGATTATTAACTTGAATAGAAAAAGTAGAAGTCCAGCCAGTAAGCATATTAGCAAAACGTACTGTAAATGGCTCTACACTAACAGGCATATTTAAAACAATTTCATTTTCAACATAACTTATTTTCTTACCACTATCAGATCCTGACGTTTGTAATGATTGGTTTTGTTTAAACTCTGCTATTATATCTTGCATTACTTGTAACATTGTATCCCACACTTCTTCTCTATTGCTTAAATCTTCTTTTATTATACTCATTGTATAAACATTAAAAGTATATGTTAAAACACCTTTGTCAATATTTGTTGTTCCTGGCTCTACATATAATATTGGGTAATTTGAAAGGTTTAATTTATCTATATCTACCTCATCTAGTAAACCACTATGAAAAGAATTTAATAAATAATGGTTTGTAGCTATATTTTTGAAAGTGTCTATTATATTACTATACGTTATCATTTGTGTTTATTATAGTTATTATTCTCCGTGCTTTGTTTGTCTTGTAAATAGCTTAAATACGTTAATACAGTTGTTATTTCTAACTTTGTAATCTTTTCTATATTTAAAATATTTTCGTTGCATAAACTAAAAATTATGTTATACCAACCCCACTTGCTTTGTATTGTTCTTTGTTGGTCGCTTTCATCATTTCCTTTCTCGAATAATTGTTCATAATTGCTAACAAGTTTTTGCCTAAATGAAAAAAAAAATTAAAAGCAGATAAAACACAAGTCATTGGTAAATCTAAAAACTTTTCAGCTGTTTCTAAATTAGGGTTATAAGGCTCAATGTTATAGAATTTGCCTTGTCTTTTTACTATTGGTCTGTATAGTATTGACATTATGTAGTGTAAACTTTCGTTGCTGTTTTTCATATAGCTTTCTAAATCCACGAACTCACCTGTTGTTAATTTGCTAAAGTTTGGAATAAAACCATATTCTTTTCCTTTAAACTCTATAATGTTTTGTAATTCTTCAGAAGGCTTTTTATTTATAAAAGTGTTCATTTTTTCAACTATCATTCTTCTATCTTTCACTTTCATTTTCTTTATAAGTTTAACAGGAACATCACACAAAATACTTAACATCTCTATTTCATCTCTATTTTTAGAAACTTCTAAAAACTTTTGATACTTCTTTATTGTTATATCATTCCAATTAGTAGGAACATTTATTGTTATTTTAGTCTTTGCCATTTTATATAAATATATTTTTATTGATTTTGTTCATAGAATATAATACTTTCCAGAATAATTAGTTGTTAATTTATTTAAAGCTACATAACGAATAGCATCAATTAAGTGAT